TGTTCAAATTGACGATGGTGGTGTTGGTTATACTAACGTAAATTTAACAGTAGCAGGTAACGGAACAGGTGCTGCTATTAGTGCTAACCTTTCTCCAGGTGACGTTGACTCACTTCAAGCCAACATTGAATTATTGACTCTTGACGGACGTATTATGTCTATCCCAGTAGTTTCTGGTGGATGGGGTTATGCTGCAGCTACAGTTACTATTGAAGGAGATGGTTCTGGAGCAGAAGCAGTTGCTGTTATTGAAAATGGTGCTGTTAAGAAAATTAGAATGGTATCATATGGTGAAAATTATCGTTATGCTAAAGTTACTATTTCTGGTAACGGATATGGTGCAAAGGGTAGAGCAGTAATTACTCCATATGGTGGACATGGTAAGTTTGCTATTAATGGTTTATTTGCAAGAACATTAATGTTTTACACTAATATTTCTGGTGACAAAAATCAAGGTTTTGATGTAAATAACGACTATCGTCAATTGGGTATTTTAAAGAATCCAAGACGTTATGGTTCAACTAATGCTGCTGTATCAATTTCAGGATCTGCGTGCTTTGTAGTTTCAGGAACTATTAGCACTACATTCTTCCCAGCGGACTCTATAATTGAAGATTCTGTATCATCAAAACGATTTAGAATTGTTACAAATACAGGAACTGCTGCATTGTTACAATCATTAGACAATTTTGTCCCTCAAATCGGAACAACCTTTGTTAATGAAGGTAGCTTCACATTCACCGCAAGTGCAGTGACTCTACCGACCATTGATAAATATTCAGGTGACCTGCTCTTTATAGACAATAGACAAGGGTTCACCCCAACATTAGACCAATCAGTTACTTTAAGAACGATTCTTCGTTTCTAAAGAATAAATAGAACGACGCTAACCTTTAGGATAAAGAGTTAAACAATGATAGATTTTAATACAGAACCATATAATGACGACTTTGACGAGAATAATAAATTCTACAGAATTTTGTTCCGTCCAAGTTTTGCGGTTCAGGCACGTGAACTCACTCAGATGCAGTCAATCCTGCAAAATCAAATCAAACAGCATGGAGACCACATCTTTAAACAAGGTGCTATGGTTATCCCTGGACAAATCTCTATAGACAGTAATGTTGACTATGTTAAGATTCAACCAGTATTTGCTGGTGCAATCGTTGAAACTTACATCAATGAATTAGAAGGGTTAGTTGTTGTTGGTCAAAGTGGACTAACTGCTCAGGTTATTAAAGTTGAAAATGCTTCTGGTGCAGATTTTGCGACTTTATATGTTCGTTATACAAACTCTGGTGATGATAGCGAAACTAAAACATTTGCTGATGATGAAGTAATTACACCACAAGACCCACTACTTTCTGCATATACAGTTCAAGCGATTTCATCTGATGCAACAGGAACTGGTTCTACTGCTACTATTGAACGTGGTGTTTACTATGTGAATGGTCATTTCGTTTTAGTTGACCCACAAGTAATTACATTAGACAAATATTCAAATACTCCAACATATAGAATTGGATTGAATGTTGAAGAGAAACTTATTACTCCAGAAGATCCAGGATATGAGATGCTTTTGGACAATGCTCAAAATAGTTTTAACTTTGCAGCTCCAGGTGCGCATCGTTACTATATTGATTTAATTTTATCTAAAAAGGATATTAATTCTGTAGATGATGTAGGTTTTGTAGAATTACTACGTGTGGATCAAGGGCAAATTAAACGTCATACTACACGAACAGAATATTCACAGATTGAAAAAACTTTAGCTCGTAGAACTTCTGACGAATCTGGTGATTATACCGTTCGCAGTTTTCCAATCGATATTCGTGAACACAGAAATAATAATCGTGGGGCATGGGATGAAAATTTAGTTTATTTAATTGGTGATGTTGTAACCAATGGAACTAATTCTAATGGCACACCAATTACCTATGTTGCCAAAAACTCTGGCACATCAATTAATATTCCACCAACACATACATCTGGAGCAGCATTTGATGGTCCAGGATCTACTGGTGTTCAGTGGGAATACAATCAACAACCTTTCTACAATCGTGGAATTTATTCTCCAGAAGATGGTGGTGATGAAGCTAAATTAGCTGTTGGTTTGGAGCCTGGAAAAGCATATGTTCAAGGATATGAAATCGAAAAGATTTCTACTGAATATGTACCAGTTAATAAATCAAGAACTTTTGTTCAAGTAGATAATGCTATTATTCCAGCCACTGTTGGAAACTATTTGTTTGTAACCAATGTTAATAATTTACCTCCAGTACATTCATTTGGCACAGTCACTTTATACGATCGAATAGCTGGTTCTTCTGGTCGTGGTGCAACTGCTGGTACTGCTATTGGTAGAGCACGTGTTCGTTTTATCGAATGGCACAACGGAACCATTGGATCTAACTCTGCAGTATATAAACTAGGTTTATTTGATGTTGTTATGTTTACAGGTTCTTTATCACGTAATGTGAAATCTGTTTTCTTTGACAACGGAGACGCAAATCTTAATTTCTCAGCAGACATTGAACCAGACTATCTACGTTTAGTGGGTAACGCATCTGCGTCTTCTTCTACTACAGTGACTGGTGCAGGAACATCATTCCAAACCGATTTAATCGTTGGTGATTATGTTCGTCTCGGTACAAATGTTCGTAGAGTAACTGCAATCGGCAGTCAAACTCAAATCACTGTTGATGCATCAGTCAACGTAACTGGTGTTACTATTGATAGACTGAGCACCGACATTCGTGAACCAGAAAATAATTCACTATTATATAAATTTCCGTATTATGCAATTAAATCTGTAAGAACATCGCTTGGAACTAACGATACTGCATATTCTGTATACGAAAGATTTACTGGCACAACTTCTAGTGGTTCTGGTGGAACATGTACGCTAACAGCAACTACATCAAGTGGTGTATTTGCTTCTGCAGCAGAAACTGATAACTACATTTTAGTTAATAATGATTCTACTTCAGGTGGTGCTATTGTAGCTCCAAATAGCATTAGTGTTTCTGGTGCTACTGTGCAGTTTGTTTTACCAGACACTTTCGCATCAACTAACTTTATCATTATTGGTACAGTTAATAAAACTGGTGCGACACTAACTGAAAAATCTAAAACTTTAACTACTAATACAGTAACATTTAGCACCCAAGCTGCAGCGACTAAAACTGAGTTGTTGTTGGGTAAAGCAGATGCCTATAGAATTATTAGTATCAAAATGGATTCTGGTACTTTTGCATCGCCATCTGGTTCTTATACTCTTGATGTTGGTGACAGATATGAATTCGATTCTGGTCAAAGAAGCACACATTATGATCTAGCTCGATTAATTTTAAAGTCATCATTCTCTGCACCTACAAGTGCAATTCAAGTAGTTTATGAATATTTTGAACACTCTACTGGTGATTACTTTACTGTAAATTCATATCCAGCTAACGTGGCATATTCAGCGATTCCTTTATATCAAGGAGTTTCATTAAGAGATTTTATCGACTTCCGTCCACGTATTTCTGATGATGGTGCTAATTTCTCTGGTGGTGGTTCTTCACCTTCCTTAGTTCCAAAACGTGGTATTGATATTCGTGCTGATTACTCATATCATCTAGCACGCAAAACTAAAATTGCAATAGACTTCAATGGACAATTCTTTTCTATTGATGGTGTACCTTCTTTAAATCCAGGAGATGCGTTAGATCCTTCTCTTGGCATGATTCTTTATAACTTAACTCTAGAACCGTATACATTTGGTACTGGAAGTAATAGCGTAAGTATTGAAACTTATGACAATAAACGATACACAATGCGTGATATTGGCAAGTTAGAAAAACGTATTGATAATCTAGAATACTATACTTCACTATCACTACTTGAACAACAAACTGAGTCTTTAGATATCGTTGACTCTAATGGTGATTCAAGATTTAAAAACGGATTTATTGTAGATGGATTCACAGGACACAATACTGGAGATGTTACATCTGAAGATTATTTGTGTTCGATTGATATGGAGAAAGGTGAACTTCGTCCATTCTACTCTATGCAAAACGTCAATTTAATTGAGAAAAACTCAACTAATTCTCAACGTGCATCGAGCAATTATCAATTATATGGTGATGTTATCACATTACCAGTTCTTGAACATCTACCATTAATTAAACAAGATTATGCTTCTCGTTTAGAGAACATCAATCCTTTTGCTATCTTTACATTCTTGGGTAATGTTTCTATAACACCAGCAACTGATGACTGGTTTGAAGTAGATCGTCGTCCAGATTTAGTTAATGAAGTTGAAGGTAACTTTAATACTATTAAAAATATTGCTGAACGTGCTGGAGTCTTAGGCACAGTTTGGAATGCTTGGCAGTCTCAGTGGTCTGGCACTCCAGTCAGCATCGGTAGAACTGTATTTACTACAGGTACTAACTGGGCTGCTGGACAGGGAGATGTACGCATTGGTGTTGCAGAATTTAACAATAGATTTGGAGCAGTTGCTGGTGGACACACCAATGCTCGTCAAGTTGCAGTTGAATCTACTGCCACTCTTGTTGGGCAAAGAAGAACTGGTGTTAGAACATCAATTATAACTAAAATTGATCGTCAAGTAGTTGCAGATCGTGTACTTTCAACTGCTGCTATTCCATTCATTCGTTCTAGAAATGTTCTAGTTCAAGTTAAAGCATTAAAACCAAACACTCGTTTTTATCCGTTCTTCGATGATGTAGATGTATCAGCTTTCTGCACACCAGCTTCTAAAATTGTTTATACACCAGGAACTGGAGTTTTTGACGACTCAACGAATGTCGGTGGTTTATCTACTGGTGCAGCACGTCGTATTGATGGTGATACTCAAGTTTGTTTAAATCGTGGAGATATTATCACTGGACAAACTTCTAACGCTACAGCTGTGGTTGTTGGTCGTGAATATAATCCAGATACTAATGTGTATTCTTTATTCGTTGCTAATATTAGAGGAACCTTTACTGCTTCTGAAGTAATCCTTGGTTCTCTTTCAGGAGCCACTGGAACATTTACATCTTTAACAACAAATGCTATTGGTGGAAATTTAGTTTCTAACTTTAGTGGCGACTTAAACTTATTGTTTAATATTCCAAACACAGATTCTCTACGTTTCCGCACTGGTGCTCGTGAGTTTAAACTTATTGATAATACTCAATCTAATGGAGCATTTACTTCTCGTGGACGTGGAATTTATCGTGCTCAAGGTATCTTAGAAACTCGTCAACAAACTGTTAATGCAGTTCGTAACGCTGAACTTGTTGAAGAACAGATTCGTGACAATCGTGTTATTGTACAAGCGTCTGAAAGAATTGTTGCAGATACTGGTTGGTGGGATCCGTTGGCACAAACCTTCTTGGTTGAACAAAAGGGTGGTGCTTTCTTAACTAAAGTTGATGTATTCTTTGCATCTAAAGACTCTAGTATTCCAGTCAATCTAGAAATCCGTGAAGTTGTTAATGGATATCCAGGAAAATTAGTTCTGCCATTCTCTAAAGTTTCTATCAAACCATCTGAAGTTAATCTATCTTCAACAACAGTTACTGTTGATGGTGAAGCTGTTCCAAAGTACGATACACCAACTACATTTAACTTCCCAAGTCCAGTATATGTTCAAAACAATACTGAGTATGCTATCGTTCTTTCTTCAGATTCAAATAATTACAGAGTTTGGATTTCTCAGATTGGTGACCAGATTCCAGGATCTTCACGCACAATTTCTGAACAACCTTACATGGGTGTATTCTTTAAATCACAGAATGCTTCTACATGGACAGCTGATCAAACTCAAGATTTGAAATTTACAATCTATCGTGCTAAATTTGCGACAGAAACTGTAGGTAATATTGAATTTGTAAACGATGTGTTACCATTTAGAACACTAGACTTTGATCCAATCGAAACTCGTACTGGTGTGACTAAGGTTCGTGTTTATCAACGTGACCACGGAATGCCTGTTGGTTCTAGAGTTGTTATCACTGACTCAAACCCTCAGCGTTTAACTGGTGCTGCTGGAACAGGAACTATTAGCGTTTCTACTTCTAGTACTGCTGTTACTGGTGTTGGAACTTCATTTACAACTCAATTAAGTGTTGGCTCTATCATTTACAATACTGCTGGTACATTTGTTGGTAAAGTTGCTTCAATAGCAAGCAATACTTCCTTAACTCTAGCTGCCAATGGTGCGGTAGCAGGTACTGGTGCTGCATTTAAACACACAGCACCTATTAATGGAATCCCAACAACAGAATTTTATACAACTCATATTATTAGTGACGTTGATTTAGATTCTTATTGTATTACTGTTGCAACTGCAGCTACTATTACTGGTTATGCTGGCGGAACTACAATTCGTGCCACTCGTAATATTCAGTATGATGAAGTTCAGCCATTAGTTCAGGTTCAGACTTTCTCTGAGACTATGACCACTTTTGGAATTAAAACTGCTTCTGGTAGATCTGTTGATAGTACTACACAAACCGCATATGCATTGGATTCTACATTTACTGATGTGTTGGCGAATGAAAACAATGTATTCTTCTCACCAAGAATGGTCGCTTCTGAAGTTAATGAAAATAATAGTTTAGGTGGTAATAAGTCAGTGACATTTAATGTTACTATGCAAACTACAAATGACTCATTATCTCCAATCTTAGACACTCAAAGAACCAGTCTTGTTGCTATTCACAATAAAGTAAATAGTCCATCTGAAACTAATGTGAACGTGGCTAACCTAGATGATAATACGTTATTGTCTGCTAATACTAGTATTGCATTTAATGGAACTACAGATGCCATAACTACAACAAATTCAACAGCTAGACAGATTTTACAAACAGTGACTGTTGGTAAGTTTTTGACTATTTCTGGATCTACTTCTGGAGCTAATGATGGTACATTCTTAGTTCTAGGTGTTTCAGACGATGGAACTACAACTACAGTTAGATTAGATGCCTCTTTAACCACTCAATCTGCAGGTGCTGGTGTTACTATAAAACTTCGTGAGATTTTCGTGGCTGAGATTGCTCCAGTTGGAAGCACTTCATATAGCAAGTATGTGACTAAGAAAGTCAATCTGGCAAATCCTTCTTTGTTTGCTAGAATTCGTCTTGCTGCAAGTATTCCTCCAGACGCTGCATTGGAAGTTTATTATAAGGTTGGTGCGGTTGGAGCGACCACTGAATTTAACACTGTAAATTGGATCCCATTGAATTCAGATGCTCCGATTATTTACGCACAGCAGGGTAGCGAGCAGTTCACTGATATGACCTTCTCAACTGGTAACATTCCTGCATTTGAGTCTATTCAGGTTAAACTGGTTATGAAGTCAACAAACAGTTCTGCTGTTCCTAAGGTTAAAGATCTTCGTGTGATTGCGTGTGCTTAATATGCAAGGTTTTGTTAAAGTTAAGGATAAAGATGGTCTTGTGAGAGACCTCTCATCTGGAGCTATTATAAATAATAATGCCTCTGAGTATCAAAATTACATTAAAAAGCGTGATGCAGCACAGCAGTTACGAAAAGACCTGGACAAACAGTCAGAAGAAATAAATAACATTAAGAGTGACATCAGCGAAATTAAAGAACTACTGATAACACTTATAAATAAATCTTAGAGGAAAATAAGGAAAAACAATGGCAACCATTATCCTAAGATCGGTCAAAGGAAGTCCACTCACTAATAATGAAGTGGATCAGAACTTTACTAATCTAAACAATGACAAATTAGAAACTTCTGCGTATACCGCATCAGACGTTTTAACTAAACTTCTGACTGTAGACGGCTCAGGTTCTGGATTAGACGCTGATCTTCTGGACGGTTATAATCAAGATACTGCTAATACGAATAACACTATTGTTCGTAGAGATGGTTCTGGTAATATTAACGTCTCAACCATTAACGGTAATCTGATAGGTACAGCGTCTGTTGCTACTCAGGTAACTTTGGTTGCGACAAATAGCACTAATGCTACGCATTTTATCAACTTTACAGACTCAGCTACTGGTGACGAGAATGTTAGAACTGACACAGATTTAACATATAATCCATCTACTGGTGTTTTATCTGCTGGTTCATTTACTGGTGCTGGAACTGGTTTAACTGGAACTGCGTCAGGTCTTTCTATTGGTGGTAATGCAGCAACTGCAACTGCAGCGACGAATTCAACAAATGCTGCAAATCTAGCATTGACTGATGATACTACTACCAATGCAACACACTATCCGCTACTGGGTGATGTGACTTCTGGAAACGACGCAATTAAAGTTTCTAGCACTAAGTTATCATTTAATCCATCTACTGGACAGCTATCTGCCACTATTTTTAGCGGATCTGGTGCTTCACTAACTACCCTTAACGCTGGTAATATTTCAAGTGGTACATTGGCAGTTGCTCGTGGTGGTACAAACGCAACAGCAACACCTACTGCTGGTGCTGTGGCTTATGGTACTGGTAGTGCTTATGCATTTACTTTGGCTGGATCATCAGGGCAAGTTTTGACATCAAGTGGTACTGGTGCACCTACTTGGCAGACACCAAGTGCAGGTATTAACACAGGTAAAGCAATTGCCATGGCGATCGTCTTTGGCGGATAATTTTTAACAAAAAGGATAAATTAAAATGGCAGCTCCAAATATTGTAAACGTAGCAGACATTAAAGGTAATATTGCCTTTCAATCACTGACTAACACTAATGATAATGCTCTTATTAGTAACGCAGCATCATCGAATACTGTTTTAAAAGTAAACAACATTTTCGTATCAAACGTGAATGGTGTTTCTGCAGCAACTATTACTCTATCATATCGTTCAGCTGCAAATGCTGTAACTAATGGTACACTCACAACAGCTTCTAGTGGTACTCCATATCGTATCGCTTTCCAGATTTCTGTTCCTGCAAATACAACTTTAATGTTGTTGGATAAAGCTGGTTCTATCTACGTTCCAGAAAATGCATCATTATCAGTTCAGGCAAGCACTGCTGGTTTCTTAGAAGTTGTGGCATCATTCGAAACTATTGCTTAAATTTTAGTTGTTTTTGAAAACGAGATAGGACACCATGTCTAAAAGTTATCCAGGAAATTTTATCACTGGTAATCCAGTACCATTATCACTAACATCAAATAATGGTATATGGGATTTAAAAGATAAGTATCATGCAACGACTGCAGGGACGTGGCAAGAAGCCGATGGCATCTATGAAATTGGCAGATCTTTAAGATTCAGATCTTCTGCGCTGGCAGAACTAACTAAAACGCATGCCGTGGCTGGTAGCAGAACCACATTTACACTTTCTTGTTGGTTGAAGAGAGGTTTGATTGACTCTAGTCAGAAAAATTTCTTTAGTGCAGGGTGGTTTGGTAGTGGTTGGTTTGATAGTATTAATATACGTGGTGACAATAAAATAGGTGTAGGGTTTACCAATTCTGGTGGTAGCGGACAAGAAGGTGGTGCAGTTACTGCTGCAGTTTTAAGAGATCCTTCTGCGTGGTATCATATTGTTGTTATTATTGATACTACAAACGCTATCGCTCCAGATAGAATTAGAGTATATGTTAATGGTGTTCGATCTGCTATTGAATCTTATACAACACCAGCACGAAATTTTCAGATGGTTTTCTTTAACCAAGCTGCTTATCATGCTATTGGCCATGAAGCGTATAGTTCTTGGTCTGCTAGTGAATCTTTTGATGGTTTGTTATCTGAATACTATGTGATTGACGGACAAGCATTAGAACCAAGTAATTTTGGATACTTTGATCCAAACACAAATATCTGGCAACCAAAGCGTTATACTGGTACATTTGGTATTAATGGTTTCTACTTACCGTTTACTGAAAATTCTGGTCTTCGTGGTTTAGGTAAAAATTTTGCTGGCTCTAACTATATTACTAATACAGATTTATCTAATGCTAGCTGGGATGGTACTGTCACTAAAACTAGTAACAATGCTCTAGCACCGAATGGAACTATGACAGCAGCCACAGTTAGTGCTACTTCAATATATCAATATTTTAATCGATCAGATAATTTTGGATTTACTATAGACGGAACTCAGGTTACCGCCAGCATTTACTTAAAACGTGGTACTGCTGCAATAACAACTTTGGCATTAGGTGTACCTGCAGGTTTTGATAGAGATATGATAACTCTAGTCTGGAATGGTGATAATGCTCCTAATATTTTACAGCCAACATCTCCAGGTTCTGGATTAATTAAAGGTACTGTGACCCATGTTGGTAACGGATGGTATAGAGCATCTATAACTACTAGTCATAATGCTGGCTCAAATTTTAACTTAGTTGTTTGGCCAGCAGGATCATCTGCTCATGCTGGTTTAGCTGGTACTGGAACTTGTTTAGTTTGGGGTCCACAGGTCAATCTTGGAGTTGGTCCAGATAGATTTATTGCAACTTCAGGATCTGCAGCTGTCAATGATTGGGTTCCAGCCAATATCTCTGTGACTGCTGGTGCAACATACGACTCAATGGTTGATTCACCAACCAACGCACCTACAATTGCCAATGATACTGGTGGTGTAGTTATTGGTAACTATGCCACAATAAATCCACTTAGCAATTTTGGTACATGTTCTAATGCTAATTTAACAGTTACGGTAACTGGTACATCGGCTCAACCAGCTACTATATTCCAGAATACTGGTAAATGGTATTGGGAAGTTCTTTGGGTTAGTGGAGCAAACTATAGATTTGGTGTAACCAATGAGGCTGGTGTAGGACAAAGTTTTGGAGAAACTGCAAATGGTTGGCTCAAAATTAATAGCCCACCACGTGTTTATAATAATGGTTCTGCTCCAAGTTATGGTACAGATGGATCTGTTGGCGACACTTTTATGTTTGCATTAGATCTAGATGCTGGTAGAATTTGGTATGGTATAAATGGAGTTTGGCAAGCCAGTGGTAATCCAGCTGCTAATACAAACCCATCACAAACTTTTACAGCCAATCAAAATATGTCTCCAGCCTTTGCCTCTGGTACTGGAACTTTAGTTTATACTGCTAATTTCGGACAACGTCCATTCGCATATACCCCACCTGCTGGATTTAGATCTTTAAATACAACTAATATCCGAGCACTTGGAACATCTACTATTGGTAATGCTGCAGTTCAAGCGTCCAAACATTTTGATGTCAGCTTATATGGTGGGCTTGGTGTACCAAGAGATATTAAAAATAGTGGTTTTCAACCAGATCTAGTTTGGATTAAATCTAGAGGTGCCAATAGAAACCACACTCTTGTAGATTCTGTTCGTGGTCCTACTGTTAATCTTATGTCAAATACAGCTTTTGCTGATGGTAGCTGGAGTAGTTTGACAAATTTTAACTCAGATGGATTTTCTCTTGGTACAGACGCAAATGAAAATGGTAGTGGAGAAGCATTTGTTGCTTGGCAGTGGAAAGCAGGAAATACAACTGTGACTAATACTGCTGGTTCTATCACGTCAACAGTAAATGCTAATCCCGCTGCTGGATTTAGTGTTGTTAGTTACACATTAAATAATTCAACATTTACAGTTGGTCATGGTTTAGGTGTTGCTCCTAGAATGATTATTGTAAAAAATAGAGACACCACAAATAACTGGGATGTATATCACGCTGGTAGTGGTGCTGGAGTTAGATTTCAATTAAATTCTACCGCTGGACCAACATCGACAACTCAAGTTTGGAATAATACTGCACCAACTTCTACTGTGTTTTCAGGTAATTCTGCTTGGTGGAGTAATCCTAGCACTAGCAGAATGATAGCTTATTGTTTTGCTGAAGTTCCAGGATTTAGCAAATTTGGAACATACGTAGGAAATAGTTCAACAGGAGCCGATAGTCCTTTTATTAATCTTGGTTTTGCACCTAAATGGATTATGATTAAAAAAGTTGGTGAAGACTCATGGGGAATATTTGATACTACACGAGACAATAGGGGTAACTTAACTGGTTTTACTTTACTGTCAGATAATTCTCAAGCAGAATTTGACAGAAGACCAACAGGATATTTTGATGTAGTATCTAACGGTATAAGAATACGAGATGCGTCAACCTTAGTTAATCATTCTGGATTTACTTATATTTACGCAGCATTCGCAGAGTCACCATTCGCCCTAAATAACAGAGCAAGATAAAGAGAAAACAAATGACAATTTACTATTTAAACGGAACTCAAATCCCAGAAGATTCAGATATTACTCTGAACGGATTTACATATCCATATTCATGGTTAGAAGGAACTTCTCCTTCTATTCGTGCATCACTGGGCATTGAAAAACGAGGTGATGTAAACTATGATCCAAAATATTACTGGAGTGTAGGTAATCCAAAAATTTTAGAAGATCGTGAAGAATCTGACGAAGATGGAAATCCTCTTTATGTTAAAGTTTACGATCCAGAAGCAGTTGTTGAAGGTAGTTCTAGTCTAGGTGCAATGGTAGACACAGATGAACGTCTAGTTGCCAAAGGTTTAAAGACAACATGCGCTGCAGAAATTAAATACACAACAAATAGTTTATTACATCCAACTGACTACTATGTTATTCGTGGAGAAGTTGAAGGATTAGAAATTCCAGAAGAAGTTTCTGAATATCGTGCAGATGTAATCGCTGAACAAGAAAGAGTTGTTGCTGCTATTTCTGAAGTAACAACTGTGGAAGAATTGATTGCCGTTATGGATTCAGTCAACTTTCCTAAAGCAAACTAAATAAAAGAGTTAGTCTCAATAAAAGGTAATTAAATGGCTCGTCGTTATACTGGTGGTTTTATTTCCGCTACTGAACAAGTTACAGATGCTAACTCAGCAAATGGTGTCTTCACTCTTGCAGAGGCACAGGTTAGAACATCGTTAGGTGAGTTTCCAACTGGACGTTGGACACCATCTCGTTCACTAAGATTTAGAAGAAGTGCTAGTGGGTTTTTAAATAGAACTCCAGCAACAGCATCAAACCGTAGAACATGGACTTTTAGTGGATGGTTTAAAAGAGGTCTTCTTGTTGATGAGAATCATATATTCACATCAGGTAGTTTAGCCAGTCAGTGGGCTTCTATCCAGTTTATGGCTGGTTCGTTTCAAATTATTGAAACACAGAATGGTATTACTTACAGGCTAGTTTCTACAGCAGCCTATCGTGACCCTTCCGCTTGGTATCATGTGGTTGTTGCTATGGATACCACACAAGCAATTGAACGTAATAGATTAAAGTTGTATGTCAATGGAGTTCAAGTAACTTCCTTTACAACTGAAACATACCCGACACAAAATTTACAAACTTATTACAACTCTGCTACACAACATGGTTTAGGTAGGCTATTTGATGGAGCAACCTCATATTTCTATGATGGATTAATCGCTGAAACTAATTTTATTGATGGCCAAGCCTTAACTCCATCTGAATTTGGTTTTACTGATCCAGAAACTGGAACATGGGTTCCAAAACTGTATACTGGTACATATGGTACTAATGGTTTTTACTTACCATTCACAGACCATAATGTTGCCGCAAGCGGACAGGTTGGCTTTGGTACCAACTATGCTGGTGTCTATACAGGCACTGCAAATTTATTGTCTTTCTCTGAGCAGTTCGATAATGCTTTTTGGGCTAAAGGTTCTTTTTCATCTTCAGCCACAAATATTACAGATCCTTTTGGTGGAACGACTGCTGAATCCTATACGTCAAGCACCACTGATTTTGCATTTGCTGCGCAAATAAATTGTTTAGCTGGTCAAACATATAACGCATCAGTTTGGTTAAAAGTCCCTTCAGGTTCCTTAAACGTAAATCTTTATGCTTATAAACCTTCACCATTCGTCGCCACTGGTACTAAAACAGTAACTGTTACGACATCTTGGCAAAGATTTGATTTCGATTTTACTGGTGTTGACAATATTAGCTCAATGGCTATTCAGTTTGGTGGCGGTAACAGTATTGGCAACGGACAAACTATTCATGTATGGGGTGGACAGGTAACTTTAGGTAGTGGTGTTAAATCATACATGCAAACTACAGATAGAAATTATTGGACTTCAAATAATATATCTAATACTCGAACAGCTGTTACTTACGACTCACTGGTCGATGTTCCAGGAATTGCAACAGTATCTTCACTACCAGATGTTGGTGGTGTTCAACGTGGTAACTATCCTATTATGAGTCCTGCAGATAATTTTGCTTCTGCCACTGTAAGTAATGCTGGATTAACTGTTACAACTACAAACCCAGGAAATGATAGACACATTGGTTGTTCTATGGCATTTCCTTCTACTGGTAAGTGGTATTGGGAAAATACTGTAAGTATTTCCGATGCTTCAGATGCTCGTAATGGCATGGTTTTAATGGAAACAGAGTCATTCGACCTAATCGGAAGTGAAACAACACCAGCTATTATATTCACTTGTCAAGGCACAGGTATTAACGTTTATAATGGCGCAATTAGTAACGCAAACGTTAATGAGGCAATTAGAACTGGTGGTGGTGGAACTGTTTGTTTTGCTTACGATGCCGATGAAGGTAGATTGTGGATTCGTAAAAATAGTGCAATTACTACTTCTTTAACACCAAACGTGCTTAATTTATATAATCCAAGAGGTGCTTTAAGATTTAGAATTGTTGAATATTCAGGTTCAATTACTGCAACAAATAATTTAAACTTTGGACAACGTCCATTCGCATACACTCCACCTGCTGGATTTAAATCACTAAACACAACTAATTTACCAAATCCAGTAATTAGACGTCCAGAACAACATTTTGATGTTAAGACATATGTGGGAAATGGTTCATCACTCACTATTGGTACAACAGTAAAACAAACATCTGCACATAGAATTAGTAAATCAGTTGAATTTGATTCTTCTATACAAAGTCATTTTACCAGAACACCTTCTTCTGCAAGCAATCGTAGAACTTGGACTTGGAGTGCTTGGGTTAAAAGAAACGTACTTGGAACAGATCAAAGATTTTTTGCAGCTGGTAATTCTGATTCAACTAACGGGTCATTTAGTTTCGCATTTGGTACTTCAAACGCAATTCGAATGACAGCACACAATGTTGCTGGAAACGAAACTAATCAGTTATTCACTAGCACTTCCGATTGGTATAACATAGTTATTTCTTGTGATACTACACAAGTTTCTGCGTTTAACAGAATGAGAATTTTTGTTAATGGTGTTTACTATCCATTCTCATCTTATACTGCTGTTCCAACGCAAAATCAAGATTTACAAATTAACAATAATGTCTTACATACTATTGGAAGACACGCTCTTAACAACGGTAATCACTGCGATCTTTATATTGCAGAAGTTAACTTTGTTGACGGACAATCACTAACAGCATCTCCTTTTGGTGAATTCGATGCCAATAGCAACTGGATGCCTAAACGCTATATTGGTACATATGGTACTAATGGTTACTATTTACCATTTAGTGATGATAGAAACGTAATCACATTGGGTTACGATACATCTGGTAATAATAATAATTGGACTGCCGTTAATATTACTCCTCCAATCCCAAACAGTGCACCTAATGTGTTATACTACGGAACTCCAGGAACATATACTTGGGTCGCTCCAACTGGTGTAACATCAGTAAACTACCTTGTAGTTGCAGGCGGTGGTGGCGGTGGTGGAAATAACCACACAGTAGCCACTGGTGGCGGTGGTGGAGCAGGTGGTATGCTAACTGGAACTCTATCAGTAACACCTGGAACTTCATATACCGTAACAGTCGGTAGTGGTGGTGCAGGTGGTACTGGTGGTGCAGGAACAAACGGAACAAACGGAACCAATTCAGTATTTGCTTCATTAACTTCTATTGGTGGTGGCGGTGGTGCTACTAACCAAAAAGCAGGACTTAGTGGTGGATCTGGTGGCGGAGCCTCTGGACCAACAACCCCAGGATCTTTTGCAGGTGGTGCAGGAACTGCTGGACAAGGTAATAATGGTGGTTCTGCCAATCAATACCAAGGTGGTGGCGGTGGTGGAGCAGGCGGTGTTGGCGATGGTCCTAGCAATAATCCAAATGGTGGTGCTGGTTTAGCATCATCAATTACTGGAGTATCAGCTTTCTATGCTGGTGGTGGTGGTGTAACTGGTGGTATTGGCGGTGGTGGTAATCAAGGTTTCGCAGGTGTAAACAATACTGGCGGTGGCGGTGGTAATGGTGCTGGCGGAGCAAACAATCCAGGTGCCAGCGGTGGTGCTGGTGTTGTAATTTTATCATACACTAACGCATCTTCTTATATCGGCACTGGTGCAGAAACTTCTTTATTTAATAGTGCACCATTTGACACACCAACAGACTATGACGATGGTACTGGTGTTCGTGGTAACTATGCTACTATGACTTCTAGCACTGCTACAATAACTAATGGTGGCTTGCGTGTTGTTACCTCATCAGGAGAAAGTTGCGCATCCTCTACACTTTCAATGACTACAGGAAAGTGGTATTTTGAAGCTGCATGTACTGGTAACGTAACCACAGGATCTGCTGTTGGTATAGTTCAGGCTGCAACCTATACCTCTGCTCATAACATGTATGAAGGTTCCAATAGAGGTTATGGATACTATGGTGGTGGTAGCGGACAAGGTATCTTTACAAACATGCCTGGATCGTCACCACAATCATATGGTGCTTCTTGGACTACTGGAGATACTATCGGTTGCGCATTTGATGCCGACAATGGAACTTTACAATTCTTTAAGAATGGAGTTTCTCAAGGAGTATATTCTGGTGTTGTAAGAAACATAGAATATAGATTCGCAGTAGGCGAAGGTGAAGGATCTGCAACTGCTTCATTTAATATAAACTTCGGACAAAACGGATTTACATATGCTCCACCATCTGGATTTAGAGCACTTAATACTAAGAACTTAAAAGACGTTGGTTCATTTAATCTACCAGACTCATTCGGTAACTTTGTAACCACTCCAGATTTGGTATGGTTAAAGGCTCGTAGTACTGCTAGTTATGGTCATCGTTGGACTGATACTGTTCGTGGACCAACTAGACAATTATTGTCTCATGACACTGGTGCTCAGACTACAGATACTGGTGGAGTACAAACATTTTTACCAAATGGCTTTCAACTTGCTAATGGTCAAGACTATAATAACACTGGAACATCTTATGTTTCATGGGCATGGAATCGTGGAAGAATACCAGGATTCGATATTGTCAGCTATGGTGGTAATGGTGCAGCAAATCAAACAATAGCACACAATCTTGGTAATTTACCAAAAATGATGATTGTTAAATCAACAACAAATGGAACTGCTTCTTGGAACTCTTGGAATGTATGGCACGCTAACTTATCTAATGGTGCGCAATCTTATCTTCGTTTAAATGAATCTGCTGTTCAAAATACAAGTGGTGCAGTTTGGGGTAATGCTCCTCCAGGAAATTTTACATTCTCAGTAGGTAATAGTGCTGGTGCTGGATTAAATGGTACTGGTGATGCTTTTATTGCATATCTTTGGGCAGAAGTTCCAGGATTTAGTAGTTTCGGTTCTTACACAGGTAATGGTTCTACAGATGGTCCATTTATCTACACAGGATTTAGACCTAAATGGATTATGATTAAACGAACAGATGCAACTGCAAGTTGGATGATCGTTGATGCAGCTAGAGATCCGATTAATCCATCATCAGTAGCTCTTTTCGCCCAGCTTGCTAATGCAGAAGCTGCAGGAGACGCAAAAGATTTTGTAAGTAATGGCTTTAAAATAAGGTCAACTGGTGCGTCTGAAAATGCCAGTGGTGGTAATTATGTTTACGCTGCTTTTGCTGATGCTCCATTTAAGTATGCCAACGCTAGATAAATAATAGAAATTCTTTAAAGGAAATAAAAATGTTCGCTTTAGTAAAAAATGAAATGGTAACAAATCCATTAACCAACGAGTCTTCAGAAGTTGAAGTTATTAAACTGTTTTCTCCATATAACATTTGGGAAGATAAAAACGGCACTCAATACTCTCCTTCTTCATTAATGTCTTTAACTACAGTCCAGAAACAAGATCTAGGCATTTATGATGTAGCGTTTGCTGCACGTCCAGATGATCGTTTTTACAGTGTTGTTGAAAACGCTCCAGAATTTGATTCTGTTGAAAAAATTGTAAAGATTACTTTTACATCTACTGCCAAAGACTTAGAAGATGGTGAGCCAGATGCTCAAGGTAAAAAAGCTCTTGGATTAAAGTCTCAGTATATTAATCAATTTAAACAAACTGCCAACTCAATTTTATCACAAAGTGATTGGATGTTGGTTCGTAAAATTGAACGTAATATCGATATTCCAGCAGAAACAGCGACTAGTCGTGCTGATGTAGTGGCTGAAGCAAATCGTCTCGAAACTGCTATTTCTGCAGTTGATACTGTGGAAGAACTTATTACTGTTATTCAATCTGCCAACTTCGCAGGTTAATGTAGCACTCCCTCCTAAGTAGACCCCACGTTTGTGGGGTTTATTTTTTGCAGATCTTAAAACGAATAAATAAAGAAGTAACGGGAGTGATAGATGGCTACAGTAGCAAATATTTTTATTGATCAAGGTGCTGATTACAGTAATATTATTACTGTCGGATCGAGTAGCGGTGCACCTCTAAATTTGACAGGTTACTCTGTGGCTTCTCAAATTAGAAAGTCTTTTAGTTCTTCAATTTCCTATAATTTCACTGCTTCAATTTTTAGTGCCAGTGAAGGTAAGGTTAGATTACAGTTATCTGCCAGTTCTTCTGGAGCGATACCTCCTGGAAGATACCTATACGACGTAGAAATTACCTCGCCATCTGGAACTAAAACTAGAGTGGTGGAAGGTATTGTAACAGTAAATCCAGAAATTACACAGATTTAATATGGCAGATATTATAGCTACAATTGACGAGAATGAATTGTTTGTTGTTTCAAATCAACAACAATTAACTATTTCTTCGACTAATGCATCAAACCCTACAGTAGTGGAGTCCTTAGATTCCATAGCTGATATTGATACTACGACTAATGGTAAGAACAATGGGTCTATTTTAGTATATAGAACAACAACAAACAGATGGACATCGACCACTACGCTAGATGCGCAGAATATGGAAGGTGGAGAATTTTAACGGAGATTAAAAAATGGCTTCAATAATTCGTATAAAACGCAGTTCAGTAAGTGGAAATCCTAGTACACTTGCAGCTGGTGAACTAGCGTATTCTGCCTTAACAGATAACGGATCAAATGGTGGTGATAGATTATACATCGGTATCGGTTCAGAAACTGCAGGTAATGCAGCAAATCATTTTGTCATTGGTGGTAAATATTTCACCGATATGCTGGATCATACAAGGGGTACATTAACTGCAAGTTCTGCCCTAGTTGTTGACGCTGATAGCAAACTTGACAATTTAAAAGTTGATAACTTAGATCTTAATGGCAATACATTAAGTTCAACTAACAGTAATGGTGATATTCTTATCACCCCAAATGGTACTGGTAAGACAGTAATTACTAATCTTCACATTGGTGACACCTCTACTACTCTTGCTGAGTTTATTTTTGATACAGTCGGTGGTGCAGTAACTGGTGGTACTGGTATTACTGTTACCAATAATGATGGTGCAAATACCTCTACAATCGCACTAGCAAACACATCAGTGACTGCTGGTTCTTACGGTTCTGCTACTGCAATTCCTACATTTACTGTTGATGCTCAAGGTCGTTTGACTGCTGCAGGTACAGCAAGTATCTCCACTACTCTTTCTATCGCTGGCGACACTGGTACTGATTCTGTTTCTCTTGGAACAGATACAATTACATTTGTTGGTGGCACTGGTATTACTTCTTCAGTTTCTGCAGTTGGTTCAGCAACTAGCGTAACATTTGACATCGACAACACTGTTGTTACTTTAGATGGTACTCAGACTCTTACTAATAAAACATTAACAAACCCAGTTATCACTGGTGTTACAATTAGTAACCTAAACGTAACAGACAGTAGCATCACATTCGAAGGTTCAACTGCTGATGCGTTTGAGACAACACTTTCTGTTACAGATCCTACAGCGGATCGTACAATTACATTCCCAGATGCGTCTGGTACTGTAGTTCTAGTAGACTTAGCACAGACTCTCACTAATAAGACTATCTCTGGTGCAAGCAATACTATTACAAATATTGGTAACAGTTCTCTTACAAATAGTTCTGTTACAATTAACGGAACATCTGTTTCACTTGGCAGTTCAGCTACTGTTACTGCTGCAGCTGGAACATTAACTGGCACTACTTTAAATTCTAGCGTTGTTACTTCTAGTTTAACTAGCGTTGGAACTATCGGCACTGGTACTTGGCAGGGCACAACAATCGGTGTTGCCTACGGTGGTACTGGAACTACAAATGGTTCTATTACTGGTACTGGAGCATTAACATTTACTGCTGGTGGTTCAAACACTAACGTAAACCTAGTTCCACAAGGTACTGGTATCGTTGACGTTGGTGGTAAGCGTGTTGGCAATGCAGCAAATCCTACTCAGTCTAGCGATCTAGCCACTAAAGCATACGTTGACTCACTATCAAATGGTCTAGATGTTAAAGCGTCTGTTCGTGCTGCAACTACTGCAAACATTACTCTAAGCAACACTCAAACTATTGACGGAGTTGCTCTTTCTGTTGGCGATCGTGTTCTTGTTAAGAATCAAACAACTGGTTCACAAAACGGTATTTACGTTGTTGCTTCTGGTTCATGGACTCGTGCAACAGACTTCGACAACAATCCAGATATTGAAGTTTCTCCAGGAACTTTCTTCTTCGTTGAAGAAGGTACGACTCAAGCAGATAATGGTTACGTAGTTTCTAACGATGGTGCAATTACTATCGGTACTACTGCAATCACATTCAGTCAGTTCTCTGGTGCTGGTCAAATTACAGCTGGTGCTGGTTTAACTAAGTCTGGTAATACTTTAGATGTAGTTGGTACTGCAGATCGTATTACTGTTAATACTGATTCTGTTGATATTGCATCAACATACGTTGGTCAGTCTTCTATTACTACTCTTGGTACTATTGGTACTGGTACTTGGCAGGGTACTGTAATTGCTGGAGAATATGGTGGCACTGGTGTTAATAACTCTGGTAAGACAATCACACTTGGTGGTAATCTTACTACTTCTGGTGCTCACACCACTACACTTACCACTACTGGCAACACTAACGTAACGCTACCAACAACTGGTACTCTTGCGACATTGGCTGGTACTGAGTCTTTAAGCAACAAGACAATCACTTCTTCATCTTTCAGCGGTACTACTCTTGCTGCATCTGGTGCAGTAACATTTACTAGTGCTACTGATGCTTCTGCGTTAGGTACTGCAGCAGTTGTATTGTCTGGTGGTTTATCAGTTGCTAAAGCAATCTATGTTGGCACTAACATTACTGGTGCTGGTGCATCAACTTCTACTCTCGATGGATTTAACATCGATGGTGGTACATACTAATTAGATAAGTAGTAGGGGAGTTTTTACTCCCCTTTCTTTGTTTCCTTTTTTAAGGTTTGGGCATGGCGAATAAGGTTCTTCTTAAGAAGTCCTCGACTGCGGCAAAAGTGCCGACAACGAGTGACTTAGATTACGGTGAGTTAGCACTCAACTACACTGACGGTAATCTTTACTATAAAAATTCTTCAAATGTTGTTAAATCATTTGGTTCAACAGCATTCACAAGCATCTCTTCAAATACCACTGCTGTTGCAGGTAGAAAATACCTTTGCAATACTTCTGGTGGTGCTTTCACTTTAACACTCCCAGCTTCTCCAGTTGCAGGCGATACAGTTGTTATCGCAGACGCTGCAGAGTTTGCCACTAACAACTTAACAGTTGCTCGTAATTCTTCTACCATTGAAGGTTCTGCTGATGACTTAGCATTAAACCTTAGCGGTATCGAAGTAACACTAACATATAGTGGCACTACTTGGAATGTTTACGCACAACTCGGTGCAAATGGTGGAGATGCTTTAACGCTAACTGATGTTCAAACCTTAACAAATAAAACTTTAACTGAGCCAGTATTAACAACACCAACTATTACTGGTACAACTAGTATAACTTATAATCCAGGATCTGCGACTGGTGTCGCTTTAACTACTACTGGTAAAGATACTCAGGGTGGTACTGGATACTTTGACTTCTTCAAAGCCACCAATACTACCAGCGGTGTTACTAATGGTAGCAAGACATTCCGCTTGAGTAGCACAGGTGCTGTAGAGATTATCAATAGTGCTTATACATCAACTCTATTAATTTTAAGTAATGCTGGTAATTTAAGTATTAGTGGAGATTATCAAGTCAACGGTAAGAAAGCAGTTAATGGTCCAGCATTCAGAGCACATGTAGCTACGGGGCAAGCCATTACGTCAGGAAGCCAACAGAGAGTAACATTTGGTACTGAAACATTTGACACTGACAACTGTTTTGCAAATAGTACATTTACACCCACCGTAGAAGGTTACTATCAACTCAACGCTACAGTTCGCATCGATGGTCCAGCTAGCACTGGTGAATGTATGATTATTCTTTATAAAAATGGTACAGAATATGCTCGTGGTAATAACGAACAAGGAACTGAACAGGGTTCTAGTTTTTATTCTATGCAAGTATCTGATATAGCTTATGCTAACGGAACTACAGATAACTTTGATATTAGAATTCAACAGACCAGTGGAAGTAATAAAAACACAACAGCTGGCACAACTATTTCTTACTTCAGCGGTTGTATGATTAGGGGTGCATAATGCCTATCTTACTATCCAACATTATCACTCCTAGTTCTCTTGCCACCAAAACTGGCACAGAAACCCTAACCAACAAAACCCTTTCTTCCGTTGTTCTAACTGGAACTGTAACTGCTTCTGGAGGTGTAGGAAGTTCTGGACAAGTTCTTCAATCTACAGGTACTGGTGTTCAGTGGGCAACACCATCAGGTGGTGGCGGTGGCGGTTTTGAAGATTACGTTTCTTTTAATTCTACAGGAGTAACAACTTCTACTTCGATTTACAGCGCATCTGCAACAACATACCGTGCTGCTAAATATACAATACAGGTGACTAACGGATCTAATTATGGAATTTACGAATTCCTAATAGCTCACAATGGAACTGCTGTCTTTTTTCCTTATAATTCTTCCAGTTATGCTGGAGATGCTTCTGGAGATAATTCCAGTTATTTTAGTGGCGATTATTTAGATTCATTGGCTATGAGTAAAATACAAATTGGTGCAACTAACCACGCATTTAACTGGTCTATATCTTCTGGGAATTTAGTTTTCTCAGCAGCTTCATCATCTGGAGAGATTAGCGTTAAAGGTGCAGTACTATTAATTAGGGCATAATATATGGCAGTCAATTCTAGAGAAACATTAAAACAATATGCACTTAGAGCATTAGGTGCACCTGTACTTGAAATTAACGTAGATGAAGATCAGTTAGAAGATCGTCTTGATGAAGCGTTAGAGTACTGGAGACAATACCATTCAGATGGTACAGAACAAATTTACATGAAGCATCAAATTCGTGCTTCTGAGATGACTCTTACAACTTCTGTGGCTGAGAACTTTGCTCTTGCGGAAGTTGTTACAGGTGCTACATCTGGTGCGACTGCTGAAGTTGTTCGTGAAACAACTAGATTTTCCACAGGAACTCTTTTACTAGTTAAAAAGGTAGTTGGAACATTCGTTGCAGGTGAAACTATTACTGGATCTGCTTCTGGAGCGACTGCAGTTCTTGGACCAACCCCTATCACTCTACGTGAATACGATCTTAAGTATATTCAAATCCCAGATCTCGTTTATGGTGTAACCAAAGTTCTTTCTATTGGTATGGCATCGTCTTCAAAGAACATTTTCGATTTGCAATATCAGTTACGTTTAAATGACTTATATGATTTAACTTCTACTTCTATCATCTATTATAAAACTGTCATGGGACAGTTGGCACTACTAGACTTAGAGTTAAATGGACACCAATTGTTTAGATTTAATCGTCGTATGAATCGTCTATACCTAGATCTTAACTGGGAAACAGATGTTATTCTTGGTGATTATATTATTGCACAGGGATATCGTGCATTAGATCCAGCTGAGTTTAGTAAAGTTTGGAATGAATCTTGGTTGAAGCACTACGTTACTGCACTGTTCAAGAAACAGTGGGCAACCAACATTAAAAAGTTTTCTGGTATTCAACTTCCAGGTGGAGTTACATTGGATGGTGATAAACTATACGATGAAGCTATTAATGAAATAAAAGAATTAGAAGACTCTTTGGCTACTAAATCTGCACCACTTGACTTTTTTATCGGATAATTAATGACAACTAATGTCTACTTCACAAATGGTACAAGGTCTGAACAGTACTTAGTAGAAGATCTTATCATTGAATCGCTGAAGATTTATGGTCAGCAGATGTATTACATTCCAAGAAACCTTGTTTCCAAAGATGAGATTCTTGGTGAAGATAGATTAAGCGAATTTAAAAATTCATTTCTTATTGAAATGTACTTTGAAAACGTAGACTCATATGGTGGTCAAGGTGCGTTTATTCAAAAGTTTGGTTTAATGATGGAACAGTCTGCAACTTTAGTAGTTGCAAGACGTAGATGGGAACAATTTATTGGTAGATATGATGTCACTATTATTCCTGATCGCCCATGCGAAGGTGACTTAATTTATTTCCCACTGACTAATTCTTTGTTTGAAATTAAGTTTGTTCAACATCAGGATCCATTCTATCAACTCGGTAAACTATACGTTTACAAACTTCAGATTGAACTCTTCCAATATAGCTCTGAAAGAATTGATACTGGCATTAAAGAAATTGATGCGTTTGAAACCCTTAAAACATTCACAACTAATACTACTAGAAATACTACTGGTAAAATACTTCGAATTGATATTTTAAATCCAGGTTGTGATTATGTGTCCGCACCAACTGTCACTATTAATCCAAACTCTGATGGTGTTTCTGCGACTGCAACTGCTACCATTACTAACGGTAAAGTTACATCAATAAATATTACGAATCCTGGTGGTCGTTATATTACAGCACCAACAGTAACTATTTCTCCTCCACCATCAGGTGGTGTTCAGGCATTGGCAGAAGCAGTTATAGAAATTGATATTGACGTACCTGATTCTTTTGGTGATAATAACAAATTTAAACAAGAAGCAGACACTGTCTTGTTTAACGAAAATAATCCGTTTGGAGAAATTACAGAGGCTCTAAACACTAGCGTTACAAGATCTATTGGATATGACAGCGCATTAGTTACATCAGATAACGACTGTATAACAATGGATAACTGGAGATAAAATGGCACAACAGTTAATTAACATAGGAACATCGGCAAATGCTGGTAATGGAGATCCATTACGCACAGCAGGTGATAAAATAAACAGTAACTTTACAGAGTTGTATAGTAGAACACCGTATAATTTACCAATTGCCACTAGCATCACTTTAGGTGGAGTTAAAGTAGGTAATACTCTGCAAATTAATTCCACATCTGGACTTCTTAACATTAACGCAGTTCTTGATAATCTTAATGATGTACAGATTCAAAACCCACTAGTCAATCAAGTTGTTAAGTTTAACGGATCTCAATGGGTCAATGCTTCAGTACCTCAGACTATTAATGGTCTTGATGACTTGCAAGACGTTGAACTAACTACTCCACTTTCAGCTGATCAAATTTTAAAATATAACGGCACTGATTGGGTAAATTCTTCTCTACCAGTTGCATCGATCGATTTGGACGATTTAACAGATGTTACAATTAGTTCACCATCTAACGGACAAGTATTAAAGTATAATGGTTCACAGTGGGTAAACGGTACTGATGCAGGACAAACTGGAAATCCATTTGACCAAGATCTTAATACTAATGACCAAGTAGAATTCGTATCAACCACAGCAGATGAATATATTCTTGGTGGTTCTGGAACTCCTACATTAGAATCTGAAACAGACGTTTTCTTATCTGCAGTAGGTAAAGTTGCAATTATTACACCATCTCCATTTAAACTAGCTAACATGACTACATCACAACGTGATGCTCTTACAAATGTTGAGAATGGTGATGTTATCTATAATACAACGGACAATAAATTTCAAGGTCGAGCTAATGGTTCATGGGTTGATCTACACTAAAGGTTTATAATGAAAGAGTATGTCGTTAGTCTTAAAAAAGATGTTGACTACGATTCATTTTGGAATGAAATTGAATCTGTTAGCGAAAGCGATGGGTTTGTTCCATCGAGAAGAGTAGAGATTGTAAACAATCGTGATGGCTCATTGCGCAGTTGTCATTATGCTCTAACAGACGAAGAAGCACAAGTATTAAGAAACGATCCTCGTGTTTATGGTGTTGAGATTCCACCAGATCAAAGAACAGACATTGAGATTGGTTTAAGATCTACAACTCAAACTGGTAACTTTACAAAAGTTACAACTGCAGTTGGTAACTATATTAACTGGGGTTTAATACGTCATAGTTTCGATAATAATATTTACGGAACTTCTACAACTACCACTGAAAATTATGTTTATACCAATGATGGTTCTGGTGTAGATATTGTTATTCATGATACAGGTATTCAAGCAAATCATCCAGAATTTTTAGACAGACTTGGTGTTAATCGTGTTCAACAAATAAATTGGTATACCGAATCTGGGTTAGCTGGAACACAATCACCAAATCACTATCGTGACTATCACGGACATGGAACTCATGTTGGTGGCACTGTGGCAGGTAGACTTTATGGTTGGGCTAAAAACTCAAAAGTATATGCTGTTAAGGTAGCTGGACTAGAAGGTCCAGGAGATTCTGGAACTGGAATCTCCATTTCAGATTGTTTTGATGTAATTAAACTTTGGCATAGAAACAAACCTATCGATCCAACATTGGGTCGCAAACGTCCAACTGTTGTAAACATGAGTTGGGGATATGGCACTAATTTTGCCAGTATTAATGGTGGTTCTTATCGTGGAACACCATGGAGTGGAACTACTAAAAACACAGCTTATGGTATGACAGGATCTGGAATGTTTAGTAGACATCCAGTTCGTGTTGCTTCAGTTGATGC